ATTGTCCTAATATCTGAGAGTATTGTTCACGCTCTCCACGTACTTGCTGAAACTCAGACTCGACTAATTTGCGCTCTTCTGCCAGTTTCTGCGTTTTCCGTGTGTAGTCAGCTTCACGTTGGTAGCCTCGGATAAGTTCATCCTTTGGGACTTCGATTTCTTTGCCGTCAACTTTGACAACAAACTTCTCATCCCTAGGAGCTTCTTCTTCGCCTTCCTCTTCTTCGCCTTCTACTTCCTCGGAAGATTCCTCTGTTTCATCTTGCGTCTCCGCAGATTCCACTTCCTCAGACTCAGAATCAGGTTGCCCCTCCTCTGGTTGCGCCTCTGCACTAGTGTCAACACCCTCTTGAGCGTCTAGCATAGTAGCAAAGCTTTGCGCTGCTTCGTTTACTGTAATCGAACCGACTGCGTTTGCGTTATCGGACATATTTACCTCTTAGTTTAACAATCATTTGTTTGGGGGTCTACCCCGTCTACGTACAAGGGCAACTTCTGCCATCTTGCCCGTATCCATAACAGATCTAAGTTTTGCTCTCAAAATGTCGACTGTTGTCAGAAGCAAGTAAGCTTGCTCTCTGATAGGGTTTTCCATTAACTTGGAATTCCTAATCTCACGATAACAATCGTCTTCAATTCGTTTAAGCATTTCATTGAGAAGTTCATCCTCAAGAAGTAACTTAGCTCTGTCTCCTCTTGCGAGGTTAATTTCTAGATCGTCCATTTACATCATTGGTTGGGGCTGTTGAGGGACTTGCGTCTGGCTCATTGCAGCTTGTTGTCTGATTAATTCTCGGTCTTTATTCATTGCGGCATTAATTTCCGCACTTTGAATTTGTACACCATATTTCAATTCTAGCTCATATCTACGCAAAATACCATCTTGTTCAATACGATCACGCTCACGATCATCAGACATAATCATTTTTTGGCGCTCTAAATCCAATTCAGCCGCTTTCTTTTCAATATCAGCTTGAATGGCTTGAGCCTGAACTTGAGCAAGTACTTCCTCTGGGGTTGGCTTTGGAGGAGGTGGTTCTGGCAACTGGAAGTCAACAGGTAATTCATTAAAGTAATTCTGCGAATCCTTAATACCTGCCAACTGCAGAAGTTTAGTTAATGTGTTTGTATACTGTGGTAAAGAAACAACAGGATTATTAACTCCAGTTTCTTTGAGAATCATTTCCTGACGCATTGCCACTTGATTCAATATATTAATTTTGTCTTCAAGAGTGCCATCACCAACACCAACATTAACGATTACATCCATATTGGCATCCCATGAACGGGGGTCAATCGGGACAAATGTATTACGCAAACGAATCATTCGCTCTTTATCTTGATTCTCAATAACGAGTTTCAAAATACCAGTAAACAACTTACGCAAACCAGTTTCAGCAAAGGTTCTGGCAATCATCTCAATGTGCTGATGTGCAGCATTAACAGTCGCAGATACTGCGGCTTTGGTAGTGCTTTGCAATGCGTCTGCATCTAAGCCAGAGGCGGCCTTAGAAATGCCTGTACGGGTCTGTTTAATATCATCCAAGTAGTCAAGCATTGGGAATGCTGCCTGACCAACAAATGGAGTGGTAAAGGGCTGAACCATACCTGGCGCTCTCATGCGAATAACAGCACCAACTTCTGTATTCAACACGTCATCCATGTTGGCCTGTCCCTCAACAATCGCTGTGCGAGGGTTAATAGCTTGAGCCAAAGAGTCTAGGATGCCACGTTGGACACTTGACTTGATGCGCTGAATGTCCATGACCACATCAGCAGGACACATACCAAAGAAGGTATGGGGTTCTGGATCAGGACAGAAGTCAGCAAATTGTCGTTCAGCAACAATCTCATTACGCATGACCTTATTGCCAGTACCAACTGTGCAAATCCTACGCATCTCAGCAATGCCATCGCCATCAAAGTCTACCTTTAAGTAGCCTTCAATGTACAGAACACTCTTGCTTGATGGATCACCATTGTTTGCAGTACTGATAACGGCAAACGGGTTTCGTGCCGTGTACTCTTCGTTGTTGTCAAAGTCATTACCATTGCCAGCGACTTCAACCATTTCATCGTAGTCATAACCCATTGCGACTAGATCAGAAACAGTCTTCATAGTCCTGTGGCCTACAAAAGTGGCCTCATCAATGGACTTTGCTCTGCGGTCAATCAGGAACTCTTCTGGTGGCAATGCCTCAATCTTTACCTTGCCAGATTTGATTCTGCGCTTGATCTCCACATCGTACATCATAGGTGGAGGAGTCATAATTCCTTGGGCAAGATTCTGTTCTGCCATGCCAGGAATCGGATACTCACGCACCGCAGAAATCTCAATGTCTGGGTCTTGAGTTAAGAACATCATTGTCTGCTCATCAAGCATAGAGAATGATTCGGCTTTAACTTCTACAGACTCATCCCACCAGTACTTTACGATACCGCACTTGCGTACCAAAGCATCTTTAAATGCTGAGTGGAGAATCTTAAAGCCAGGGTTATCACGCTTAAAAATGAAGTCTACATAGTCTGTAGCTTGTTCGGCAGAAGCAATGTCTTCTGGTCCTTGGGGTGCGAACTCAACCACACGCTCTGGGCCAAAGAAAATACGCATCAGGCTTGGCAAAATGCCTTGCACAGTATCACGTACATCCATTGAAACTACTTGTGAGCGACCATCTTCTTCGTTGCCAAAAGGCAAGCCATAGTAGTATTCAGTAGCTAATGCACGATTGCCACCAATGTCATCATCAATGAATGAGATTGCATCATAAATTTCAGAAGAAACAACGCCTTGAAGTTCTTCTTCTGACATTACCTCATCTTCTTGCATCTCACCTTGCAAGGTTTCTGCCATCAACATTGGGTTTTCTTGTTTCATTTTAAATCCTTATCGACCGCCAATATAGGGAAGAAGTCCCTGTGATGCACCGCCATAACCTTGGAGCAATGATGGTATGCCACCAACATAATTACTACCCATACCGCCACCAATACGAAATTGTTGAGGAGCCATCATTTGCTCATCTTGTTGACCTTGGGGGCTAAACGAATATTTGTATGCGCTTGACAACATATCGCCAGATGTAGAGTTAGGATTGGTAAATGTATTGTAGGCTTCCATAGCAGGAGCCATTGTTTGGTTGATAGCATTACCTGCAACATTTCCCATTTGTTGCCCAAATGACATTGGAGGTGGAGCCATTTGTGGTGGCTCTATTAACTGTAAAAGCCCAGGAGTTGGCATACCATCTGGCATTGATAATGAAGCATCAATTGGCGGTGCTGATAATGATGTCGCAATCTCTGGAGCTGCTGTAGCGGTTGCCGCTTCTGCCGCTGCCGCTGCTTCTGCCAATGCCGCCTCTTCAGCCAAAGCTGCAAGTAGATCAATCATGACTCATCCTCCATGTCGTATTCGGTCTTAGCCATCATCAACATATTCTGCTGATTCTTGGTCATCTTCTTAGTGATAGGGCCACCAGATAGCCATGCTGAACAGGTACGCTCACCTGCACATTTAAAGTCAAACAGTTCGCAGTAACCAAGATTAGCCGCACCTTGTACATCTTTGGCATAGCCATCAGTCTCTTCATCAATACCTTTTAGGATGCAATCTAGCATCTCAGGGGTTTGTATGAAGGCAGCGCAGTTACCGCAACGCATCTCTTGAATGTCATCAATAGATACTGTCCACATATCAGCTAGGTTCTGCCAGTACTCTTCGTTATCTTCTTCTGGGTTGGCAGGACCATAGTCAACATTCTTGATCGCCCAATTACGATTCTTTAGGTTGAACTTAATGTCATAGGTAGCGATAGGGCAGTTCATGTTTACCACTTTACTTTGTTTGCCCAAAATGCTGCACTCATCTTGCCTTTGGCAATGTTCTGAGCGTGACGGGCTTTAAATGCTTCGTTTCTTTTAGATCCATCAGGACTACCAGAAACACCTTGTTGACCAAAACGAATTAACTTTACTTCGTCACCAGATTTAGCCAGTACTGCGTGACTCTTCTTTGGGTGGCTAGGAGTTTTCTTTGGCTTGTTGTAGCCAGAGAACTCTTCTGAACCACGCTTAATCATTTCTTTTTAGCAGTCTTAGCCGCTTGCTTAAAGTCTTTAGCAGTAGGAGCGCCTTTAGTGCCAGGCTTTCGCATCTTTTCTTTAGAGCCAGCTTTAATTCGTTCTTGTTTGGCATTGATATTGGCATAGAGTCCAGCTTTCATAACAACTCCGTTACGCTGATTGTGCAATTGGTCACACCAGAATCTTTAATAACTGCAATCTTGTCACCAGATGCCACAGCAAAGATTTCAGATGTATTGTTTGCCAACATTGGGCTTGTTGTGATGCTTGCTGTTGGTGCAGATCCAAACTGAATATGACCATGACCTAATGAACAAGCAACTCGAACATGAGTTGTTGAGGCCGCAAAAGCGGTACTTGCAACACTAGAATTTGTTACTGTAAAAACTTGAGTAGTTCCAATCCTAAATACATTAGGTATGGTATTCCCATTGTTATCTCTTGTTAAGAAAGACATGATTTTTCCTTAAGTTACTTTTTGCTACGATTAGTTGCAGTTCTTGATCCACGCTTGGGCATAGCACGAGCCTCGCTCATAGCAATGGCTACGGCTTGGTCACGGGATTTAACCTTGTCACCAGAGGAAGACTTGAGCTTCCCACGCTTGTATTCGCCCATTACCTTGCCAATCTTTTTGGCGGCTTCATCCATTTTCATAGGAATCTCCTAACATAGGTTACGTGATATTACCATATTTAAAAAAAAGAGCCACTTTTTTAGGGTGGCTCAAAATGGCAACGGCAATCAGACCAATCCTCGAATCAACCTTTTGATCGGTTTACCCCAAGAAAGATTAGACCCCCAAGAGATGGTGGCGGCATCTGAGGCAAATGTCAAGACAAAAGCATCAGCCATGTCAGGAGACTTCAATCCCCTGCGTCTAATATCATCTTTGGACTCAATCTTTATCTTCCCGTTAGAGGTAAAGGTGTACCTAACAGTAGCTAGTTCAGCAATGAAATCCTCATTATTGGGTATCTTGCAGTCCCGCTTCTCTAGCCAAGCCTTGGTTTTATGCCATAACTCTGCTCTCAGATTTAAATAAGTACCACCCATAGCAGGGCTTTCGGACACATTAATTCCACGGCAGGGCAGTTTTAGTTCTCTGAGTCGGTCAACAACACCAGCACCAAGGCCAATAGAGTCAACCAGAATCTCTGTGGGTCTACTCTTGTGGTCACAAGCTTCGTACTGAGCCACTACTGCACCTGTTAGTTGCATCAGGTCCAGGTTCCTCCACCTCTCAAGAGTGTGTACAACATTAGACTGACGTTTACATAGAACTGAAGAATCGGAGCCAAAACGTGCCACATCCAACCCCCAAATGATCGGAGCATCTTCATAAGCTCTTGTATCCCTGTGTTTAGCAGACTCAAGCAACTCCATAGGAATAATCGTGTCATCATCGCTCCTTGGAAACTCACCCAAAACCCTGATCCGATAGGCATTACTTTCCTCGCCATAGCGGGATTTCATGTCTTCAACGTACTCTTTACTTACCCTAGTAGAGTCAATACAGGATACTCTCTTTGTCCACCACTCATCTTTGAGCCGATTATGGGTATCAAAAAAGAAGCCAGAAGACCTAACTGGATTGCCCAATAGGATGGTCAAAGCATTGTGTCCAGACATAGAACCAGCAGCAGCCTCAAATACTGCCTCTGGGACACCAGAAGCCTCATCCGCAACCAACATGACGTTCTCAGAGTGGACACCTTGCAGGGCTTCAGGCTGTTCAGCACGAGAAGTCCTTGCAGAGATGAATGCCTCGGTAGCGGAAGCCTTTAGCTCGATACGCTCTTGTTTGACATCAAGTAAGTCTTGGATCGGTTGGGGTAGCTCTTTGACCCACCTCTTTAGCTCGGCAAACAAAGCATCATAAAGTTGGGCAGAAGTAGGGGCAGTCACCACGACTTTGACGGGATACCTGGTCAACAAGAACCATAGCATTGCCCAACTCGCTGTTGTGGATTTACCAACCCCGTGACCAGAACGAATACTTATCTTTCGCTCACCAGTAGCTACAGCGTTCAGAAAGTCTTGTTGCCAATCATCAGGCTCTACTCCCAGAACCTCTTTAACGAACAGAACAGGGTCATTTCTGTATAGGGTAATGAACTGGATAAACGGGTTATGTGCCATTATTTTCCAATGTTGTCACTTCCTGTACCTTACCCATGTGCTTTAAAGCTTGGAGGTGTAGATCACCCAAAGAGATATTAACTTGGGTTTTAGCAGTATCTCCATAGTTCTCAGGATCAAGCTTAGAGGCCATCCACTTACGGGTATCGACTTGGAGTCTGGCTTTGTTAACTCCTGAGTTAGAAGTCTCATCTGCTTGGTCAGCAATATCAAGAGCCTCTTCTGCCAGTTTCTCAGCCTTTAGCTTACGGGCAGCAAGCACCGCATCTCTACGCTCATCAGTATGGTTTATCCAGAAAGAAAGCATTGGCCTAGAACACTCTATGAACTCTGCCAAGCGCCCAATGGTCATTCCTTGGCTAATGTGAGCTGTTACGAATTCAATGCCTCCAAGCTCTTCAATCTTCTTCTCCAACGCTCTACGCATAGGAAATCCTGCCATTTATCTCTCCTTGATTTAATGTCTACAAATTCTAAACTATAAAAAATTTTTTTTGGAGGGTTCTTTTATGGTTGGGGTAGGGGGTAGGGGGGTCTAGCTTTGATTGTGGGATTGATGTGTGTTTATGTCCCCTGCTACAGCGCCCCCTCCATTTAACTCAAGGGGGGGTAAACCCTTACTGGTAAACCCTACCCTTACGTAGAAACCCTTAAGGGTAAACCCCTAGGTAGAA